CTATGCTTCGAGCGGTTCGCTCCTGCCTCACCCTGAGGGGTGCCCGCGCACGGCCTTCTGTGGGTGCGGGGCAGCGGTGGAGATATTTGGCAGGCCAATTCGTGATCTTTGGCTTGCAGCCAATTGGTTCCAGTTCCCGTCCGCCGCGCCTGGGCCGGGCATGGTGGCCGTGCGGCAGCACCACGTTATGGTGATACGTCAGTATCTTGGTGGTGATCGCGCTATTGTTTATGACGCCAACTCTGGGCATCACCTGACCCGCGAACATGAGGTATCCTTGCGGGGGTACTCTATCCGCAACCCGCAAGCGGGGCGGCAGCGTTACGCCCGCATCTAGCCTTCCGGCTCTTCAAGCAGGTCTAACCCGGCCTGCTTGATATTTTCTGGTGTCTTTTCACGCTTGCAGAATGCCTCAAGTATTTTGGCTGGCGTGGCATTACGTATGTCAGTGCGCGGAGCCGTTCTGGCTTGCGTTTCTTTGGTGTTGATCTCTATGCCGAAGATCTCAACGCCAAGCTTGTGGCAGGCGGCAATGATCTGCCGCTTGTGCTCCTGCCAACCTACGCGGTCTTCACGGTCAAGGTTGACCGCGATCTTGACCTGATCCCCTTTACGGATATTTCCATTGTTGAGAATGTCGTCCGCGCTGCGCACGGTCAGCATCTGCTTGTGGGGGCTATCGAAGTGCAGGTCGGTTTCGCGGTCACCCCTGAGCAGCACAACGCGTGGCTCAAACCTATCGCCAAACCTCACATGATAGGGTGCCCCTACGTAGGCCACAGGGCCGCACTGCTGGGGCACATGTACGTCCCCGCTGTATGACAGCCTGGGCCGTAATAACTCAATGGGTGAGGCCCGTAGCCCCGACAAACGGCTACCCGTCTCAGCCTTGGCCCCATCAAAGGTGTTGTGAGCCAGGAACAGGGCCGGTTTGGGGGGCATTTGCCCGCAGGCGGTGTCAAAGGCAGCTTGGGTAGCGCAGTGAGGCACAAAGGCCACGCCCATACGCTTGTTGAATGTGGGCTTGATGATGAAGCGCAGCCCTTCAATGCAGTTCAGGAACTTGAAATAGGGGCTATCAGGATTAAGCCCATCATGGTTACCCCGCAGCACATATACGGGGGGCCGGAGGCCGGTTAGTTCATCCACAATGCTATTGACCAGAAGGGACGAATGCCGGTCTTTGCTATCCGTTATGTCCCCTAATATGAACGTAGCATCGACGTTGTATTTCTCCTGCTGCTTGGCCAAAAATGGAAACAGATCGAATCGGTACTTGTCCCGTGCCCGGTCAGTCAGATGAAGATCGGACGTGAGCAGGGCGGTGAAATCAGTCATCCAACTTCACTCGTCGCCGCTTGGCCAACCGTTCCCTGAACTTCCTCAGGTGATCACGGTGAATGCGCGTGCCAATGTATGAGTTGTAGTAATCCTCGGGGTGTATCAGTACTTCGTGCAGGATTTGCTCGCGCAGCTCCACGTAGTTCATTTCCGCCTTGGAATAGCAGAAGAACAAAACCTCGCGGCGGAAGTTAACTTCATCAAGCAGGGCCACCTCGTCTTGCAGCTCTTTGCATGAGCCAAAGTAGGTCTCCCAATCTGATTTTACCCGGTCACGCCGTTTACGTTTCTTGCCCTTCAGTGGCTTGCGGGTACGGGCTTTGCTGAAACGTTTCTGCCCTATGTAAGTGCGGCCGGTATCAAGGCGCGTGATGCGGTAGACAAAGCCAATGGCTTCTGGGGGCGGCTCAAGAAGTACCCCCTGTTTGTAGAGCCACTCAGTCATCAGGCATATTTGGAACGTTTGGGCAAGAAGCTTGTTTCCACTTCCCGCCACACCTGCTTGACGGCGGCAGCGGCGGTTTGCTGCTCTTTGTTGTATTCGGCCCGGTCCATTTCATCAATGCCTTTGAGGTATTCCTTGACCTGGGTGGGGTTGATCCCCGCGTCCTTGAGCCGCCCCACCTCCTTGAGCCATTCAATGCTGGCGCGCAAGTCTTCTACCCCATAGCCAAAGTGGAACTCAAAATCAGCCTCACGGAACGGCAGGTTAACCTTATTTTTCTTCAGCTTGGCGCGGATCAGCACGCCATAGGGGCGCTCTACCTTGCTGATCTCACGTTTCAGCGTTTTAATGTGGGCCAGCCACAAAGCCTGTGAACCATAGAAGTCCAAGGCACGGCCACCGCTGCGCTTATGTTTCTCCCCAAACATGGCCCCGATGTTGTCACGCACCTGTGAAATGACCAACAGGAGCACACGGCTTTGCTCAATGCGGTGTGCTGTTTTGCGGAAGAACACGCTCAGCAGTTTGGCCTTGGCGGTGCCGAATGTCTCCTTGCCAATGTCCCGTTCCATTTCTGCATCGTCTGAAAGCGCGTCCAGGCTGTCAACCACGTAGATGCCGGGTGTGTCGGTTTTTATCCTCTGTTCAAGGAAGGCGTCAAAGTCCCGTGAGAACTGCTCCACGGTTTGCAACGGTTCTTTGCTGCCAAAATCAACCTTCTCAAGCGGAAGGCCCATAGCTTGGGCGTAGCTTTGGTCAAAGGCTGCTTCGGTGTCACGGTAGGCCGGCACCCCGTCAGGGTAGCCCCGCACAAAGTTAATGATGGCCTCAGTGGCCAGCGCCGTCTTTGCCGTACTTTTGTCCCCCACAATGTTGACGATGCGCCCCAAGGGGTATCCGCCGCCAAGCGCACAATCCAGCAGGGTGCAGCCTGAACTTACGAAGGAATAATTGGGCTTTTCATCGACAAAGTAGGAACTTTTCTCTTGCAGCTTGGCACGTTGGCGTTTGACCATCATCCCCACCTTTCGGCTTTTGCCGAAGCCTCTTTGTAATTGGCCCGGCACGTTTCAAGGAACTGCTCCTCAGTCAGGCCAACGTCAACGGCAGTCACGGCTGCCATTTGTGAAAAGGTCACAATGGAGAGTCGCGAAAAGGCAACCGGGCCAACTGGTGGCTCATTAAGGGTGCGGTGCCTTTTCCACAGCATCCATCCTTCGGCCAGCAGGGCTTTGTGTACCTGAAACAACTCTTCAGGAATTGTTTTTGGCTCGCCGTCGCTCATTCATGGCCCTCAAGAATTCTTGGTGGTCTTTGAAACCCGCCCGTTGAATAGCTGCCCATTGGCGTTCGAACTTCTCATAAGGGATTTCGTCCCCCATGATCACGCCAATGGGCCGCTTATCAAGCCGGATTGGGTCAATCCCTCCCCGACGCAGCATTTCAGCGTGCCGGTCAGTCTTCATCCTCATCGTCAGCGGTTTTGGCGCGTCTTTTGGCCAACCGTTCCCGGATGCTCTGACGTGGCTTTTCATCCTCCGCGTCACCATCCTTCGCAGGTGCTTCGTCTTCATCGTCATCAGCACTCAGGCGGCTGCGTTCACGCTTGGGTTTTGACGGTTTTTCATCCTCTTCATTGTCGTCATCAGCGGGTTTTGACGTGGTGCGCTTGCGTGGCTTTTCATCTGGCTCTTCGTCCTCATCGGCCGCCGCTTTGCGTCGCGACGGTTTCTCATCCTCGTCGTCATCTTCAGCGGGTTTGTGACGGCGGGGCTTTTCGTCGTCATCGTCCTCGTCAGCCTTAGCCCGCTTACGAGGCTTTTCGTCATCCTCGTCTTTGGTGCGGGTTTGTCCGTCAAAGGCCGCGCTGATTTGCTCAGCGGTGTAGAACTGCAAGGTCTCTGGCACCGGATTTTCTTTGATGAAGTCAAGCCATTCTGCCTGAACGTCTTGATCCTCACTCAGCGGGGACGCGTCCAGTAGCTTCATGCGCGAGGCGGGGTATTTGGTGCCGACGCCCTGCCCCTCCTTGTAGAAGCGGAGGTCATGCCCCTCGTCAGGGTCGTCCGGGTAAATGACCTCCTTGGTGTCCTCGTCAAGGCATAGGTTGACGAAATCCTTGTCCACGCTGAAGGGGATGTCCCAAAGCTGCGGGCCTTCGTCTTCTGCCGTTCGGTCAATGATCCAGACCAGCACCCGCTGGCGCGGGGCCAAAGCCTTGGCGGTTTCCTCGTCGCCTTCCCGCTGCGCCTGACGGCGAGCATCTGCTAGCGGATCTGGCTCGTCCCTCATCTTTGACAGGGACAGGTAGGATTGGTTGTCGGCACCAATGCCATAATTGACCCAAATGTCGTAGCCGTAGTGCTTGGCTTTGGCCCAGGTGGCGGGCAGGATGCGAACCAAGTTCTTGCCATCCTTGACCTTGTACCGCTTGAATTCCGGCTTGATGTAGCTGTCGAAGCCGCCGCCGCGCATATTGGCGCGGGCCTTCACGTCTTCACGGGAACGCTTCTCGTACCGGAAAGAACGCTCACGTTCACTCTGCTTTACCATTGGAAGTCCCTTTCAGTTTGGAAATTAGGTCGTCCACAAAGCCAACCTTGGCTTTGAAATAGGCCCCGATGATCGCCTTGCAGGTGAGCCATAAGATCACGGCGGCAATTGCAAGGATCAACAGGTGGTTCCAGCTATTCACGTTGGCTCCGCGCCGTGGCAATGCGTTCCCTGCCCATTCTATACGTCGCCCGGTCAGTTCGCGCATCGGCACGAACTGACGATTCCTCAAAATAGTTGGCCGTGTAGAGCGAGCACATATCTTTCAGCATGTATGCACGTGACTGGAAGGCTTCCTTCAGGGCAAGGAGCAGATCGGCCTGCTTCTTGGCTTCGAAGTATTTTGTGACTGCGTCTTCGTGCTTTTTGTCGGTTTGCACGCTGTTCTTGACCATGGCTTCGGTGTATTTTTCATCCGCCGTATCGAAGGCTTGGCGTACCTTGCTGTCCAGCTTGGCGTCAACTGTAGCCATCTGCTCCTTGAGCATGTCCCGCTCAGCCGCCGCCTCAATATAGGCTTCGCTGATCTTGAAAAACAGCATGGGCTGTTCCTCAAGCTCCTGATCCAAGGCGTGCTTGTCAATCTTCAGATAGTTCCTGAATTCGTCAATATCAATTGGCATTGTGATCCAAACCTAACGCTAGGCCGATGGAGCGGAGCAGCGGTGCTTGTTTGTCGGTTGAAACGTAAGGGGTATTGAAGCACTCAAGAAGCGCCAGCAGCCCGGCAGCCTTGTCATTGCCTTTGGCATCGGCCAGCACTGTGCTCAGGTAGTTAACCACCACAATGCGAATCCCTTCCGCGTCTGTATCCTGTAGGGCCTTGACATATTTCATGGCCTCAACCCAGGTGCGGCCACGCTGACCAAGCAGGAACCGGCAGAAGTCAACTGCCTCGCGTGACTTGGCCGCGCTGCGCATGGCGGCGCGTGCTTCACTAACTGTCGTACAGTACGCGCATGTCTCCAAAAACACCAAAGCCTGACGCGGGGAGCCGCCCGCTTCCTCAACCACGGCTTCGACTACTGCATCCGGCACTTCCAGCTTTTCAGCGTCAATAACCCGCACCAGTAGCTCCAGCAGTTCTTCTTCGCCTACGGCTTTCAGGTCATAGCGCAGGCAGCGAGTTTGGATTGTCTTGGGGATTTTGCCCGGATTGGTGGAACATAGCATCCAGTAAACGTGTGCGGGCGGTTCCTCAATTGGTTTAAGCAAGACATCAAACGCTGAACCAGATAATCTATGCACTTCGTCAAGGATAACCGCCTTGATGGGGGAGGGGCCAATAGCTCGGTGTAGCGTGTGCCGAATGATCTCACGCATGGCATCCACACCGGTCGAATCCGCCGCTGCTATCTCCTCGATGTTGGCTGCCGTGGCTTCGTTTTTGGCGAAGGAATTGGCTAAGATACGAGCTAAGCTTGTCTTGCCTATGCCAGCGGGGCCAGTGAAAAGAAACGTCTTTGCTCGGTTGTCTTTGACCACACGTTTGAGGCTCTTGACCGCTGCATCTTGGCCTACAACTTCATCAAATGAGTTGGGGCGATATTTTACGTGGAGGGCGGTCATTCCACGTCCTTATGGCTAAAGAACTTGCCAATTTCCTGCATTCTATACCAGTGTTTGCCTACAGAGCAGGACACGGACAGCGGCACGTTGATGAAATCATAGTCAGGGGTGAGCATAACCGTATATACGTCCTTGATTGCCTGCTCTATGACGCAATCATCGTCGGGTACAGAAAACGAAAGGTCATCGTGAATGTTGAGGATCGGGTGCAGGTACCATTTGTTCTCAACAGCGGCCAGTTCTGACAAGGTATTCATCGAACGACAGACAATGTCACAGGCTACGCTTTGAATGGGATCGTTGATCGCCTGATTGCGCGTCATAGGGTAATGCCGCCGCCGCCCGGTGGGGCTCTCAGCATAACCTACCTCGTAGTATTTCTTCATCAATCGATCCTGCCACTGGGCAAGGCCGTAAAATTCCTTCCAAAACGCACGCATTAGCTTGTCAATTTCTTCAACCGGCATGTCCAAATAACCCGCGATGGAGCTGTTCTGTGCACCAAAGATAGCTGGAAAAACAAGCTTATTCTTTATCCGTGACCTAAATGCCTTCATCACGCCTTTGTCATCGATGTTTTTGATGCCACCAATGATCGCCGGGTACTGCCGGGCGGTACGTTGCGCCCATTCGAGGTGAATATCGTAATCCTCCCATAGCGCCTTAACCAGCACCTTGTCTTTGGAACACATGGCGGCCGTGCAGGCTTCCAATTGGCCATAGTCAAATGCCAGTAAAACTTCTTTCTCTTTGGCACTAACTTGATTGCGTACCCACGCGTCGTTCCGTTGCGGGTAATTCTGCATGTTTGGATCGTCGGCGCTGGTGCGGCCGGTCTCAGCAAAGGTTGTATTGAAATTGCAATGGATCTTGCCATCAGGATAGATCATGCTGCCTTTGCCGAGTTCAAGACAATCAACATAGGTACTCTTCAGCTTGGTGCGGTTGCGCAGATTCACAATCAGCTTGGCTAGGGGGTGATCTATTTGGTCAAGAACACCTTTATCAACCGAATACCTTACCTTTTCTCCTTGATCATATTTTTTCTTGCTGGCGGACGATTTGTTGAAATCGTGGGCTTCGTATCGCTCCTGCCGGACCTCAATCTCAGGGCGCTTGAGGTAATCCTTGAAAATGTTGATAACTTCGTCGTTTGAGGCTGGGTTGAAGCTACCATGATCCCGCGCATAGGCTTTGACCACGCTGAGGGTAGCTATGTCAGCCTCAAGCTGCTTGATGTCAGGGCCAAGCTTGTTCTGCGCCTTTTTGACTTCGTGCTGATCCACGTTGACACCAAGGAACTGCATCATGGCCACGGAGGTTTGCCGGAGCCGTGCCTCAAGGTAGGCGTTGTAGAGGCCAAACTTCTTCAGCAGCTTGACCTGCCAGTGGTGCAGCCGGAGGGTGACCTTGGTGTCCACGCCATTGTAAATCAGCGTTTCCCCAAGATCAGCTTTTGACATATCTTTCTTGTCTAGTTTGAAGAGCGATTTGTAGGTGAAACCAAAATGCTGTTTGCAGAGGAAATCTAATGCCTGATAGGCGGCACGCCGATCCTTTTCATCCGTACTACGCGATTTGCCCCGGCGTTCATCGAGGAAATGTGCCTGCATCTGGGTGCAGTGCCACGCATGGTGATTGACGATATGTTTGCCGAAGAACCAAATGAACCATTCTACCTCAAACGGGACGTTATGGGCTATCTTTATGGTGTCATCCTTGACAATGCTTTCCAGCAGCGCCTTGATCTTGGGCCGCATGTGTGCAGTCCATTCGGCTTGTGGGTGATCAACCGCGAATGAGAAGTTGGTATCGCCGAAACTGATCGCAGCGGTCATGATGGCCGCGCCGGGCTTATAGGGGCGCAGCCCTTTGGTCTCTATGTCAACCGCCTTGATCTTGGCTTTGCGCGCTTCATAAAGCAGGTCAATGATCGCCTGATTGTGTGACCCCTTGGAGCCGTCGAAGCATTGGATGCCTGATCGTATCTCAGCTTCCGTGTCAATGTGAGGGGTCTCAAGATCAGCTACCAGATCGAACGCTTTGCGGATGTCCATCCGGAAGCAATGGCCCATCATCGAGTTGAGGGGTTTTGCCTTGTTCTTGGCTACCCGCAAAATGAATGAGGGGTGATACGTGGGGAGGAACCAGCACTCATGCCCCCCAAACTTGACCGCAAAGAGTCGCCCTCGCATTCCTTGTAGGTCAGTGGAGCCCAATATGGCCTGCAACGGGATGGCTCCCAACCCAACGATCAATTTGGGCTTGGCCTGTTGGATAAATTTTGCACGCCGGGGACGGCAGCACTCAATCTCATTCCATTGTGGTGTTCTGTTCCGCTCCGGCCGACAGTTTATTACGTTGTCGAACGAGCAGTTATTCTCAAACCCATCAGGAATACACTCGCGTAGCAAAGAGCCCGATGGGCCGGTTAGGGGCCTGCCGGTGTTCTCATCTTCATCACGGCCCGGTGCTTCAGCCAGGAAGTAGATTTGACCCCCCTTAACCAGCGTGGGGTCCATAACCGGCGTCATGATGCCGGGGGCTTTGTGCAGGGGGCATGCTGAGCAGCCTAGCCGGGCCAGCATGGCGCTGTTTTGCTTTAGGGCCGGTGACACGCCCTTTGAAAACGGCTTACCAGTGGGCGCGTTAGGCCCTTTGCCGCGTGGTTTGCTTTTTGAGAAAAAGAAGCTCACGTCAGCCCATATTGCTGACGACCATGAGCAGGTTTGCGCCGTGTCTGTAAACCGTACAGCGGTCAAGGATGGCCATTTCATCACAGAGGCCAATGGCGCGTTGGACCAAGGCGGCTGACACATCCACAGTTATGGTTTCGCTACTGTAGCTGAGCACGTCCTTGACGATGCCCATGTGGGTGTCAGTGGTGAGGCGCAGCTTCCCCTCGTTCACGTCAAGCACGGTTTTGGCACTCTCAGGATCGGCAATCACCCGTGCGCGGCTGAGGGCATGATCCAGCCCTTTGGGCACTGGCTGGAATGAAACCTCACCTTTGACGGTTTTGAGGAACAGGTCTTCGTAGTCAAACAGGTCAGTCACATCCACGCGGCCCCAAATCTCGTAGTTGTTGTCCAAAGCGGCATAGGCCCATTCGCCGTTGATGCAAAGCGCCCCTGTGGTGACTTTGGTTTCCTTGGTAACCTGTATTAGAGCTTCGCAGAAGGCGTTGGGCAGCAGGAAGCTTGCCCCCCTCACGGCCTTCCCGCCGATCACATAGCGGGTCAGCCCATCCCCGTCGCAGGAATAAAACGCCATGCCTTTTTGGTAAGGAAGCAACCCCACACCCAGCAGCTTTTGCTGGGCCATGTCACGGGAGGACGTGAGTAGGCACGCATCCAGGCCACGTAATAGGCCCTCGTTAATTGACAACCGTGCCACCCATTCTTCGTCCGGTATTTTGAACAGGAAATCGTCCTTGCCAAAGTAGGGCAGCTTGAAACGGCTTTTGCCGGTTTTGATTGTGACTTCGTTCTCAGCCTCAAGTGAGAATTCAACTTCCTCCGTGTGGCTGTTCTTGAGCAGCCCCAGCAAGGTTGACCCATAGACCGCAAAGGCCCCGGTGGTTTTGCAGGGGGTAACGATGCCAAGCGCATCGTTGTAGGCACTGACCGCTTCACCGTCAAAACAGAAGCATTGAAAAATGGGCACAAGATTGTTTGGTGCCAAGGCGCGGCCGGTCAGCTCTAATTTTGACACCAAGTCCGCCCTATTCATCGGCTTCTACCTTTTTGTTTTCTGGCTGCCTGAATACAAGTAAGTGTTCATGGATGGGCACCAATTTTTGCCCGCGCCACGAGTTTGTCGATCTTTGGGCCGCTGAACCCGTGTTTTTTGCAACAATTACATCCTGCCAGAATATGAAACCAGCTCCACGAAAGTTCTCAACCGTATGTGCCCTGAAGTCTATCAGTTCACCCGTCTTTTTATCTCTGAAAAGCCCAACTACAATGCAAACAAAAGCACCGGGTTTCATTACTTTGGAATGGGCCATGGCAGTCGAATACATGCCAAAGTTAAATTCGCCGTAGGTCTTTAGGTTACTGAGATCATCCTTAT